ATTTTAACACATTCTATTGGTATAATACAGATATAAACAAAGGGGGCAACCATGAGTAAAATGAGTAACTTAGCACTACAAAAAGAAGAAGAACTATTAGAAACACTAACAGAAGAACAATACGAAAAATATATGGAACAAAAAGCACTAGAACAATGGTGGCAGAGAGTACAAGAAAATGATTGACAATAAATTTAAAAATGCTATAATTAAACAATTAGACACATTGGTAGTGTCTTATGAAAAAAGCATAAAGAAAGTAAAAGCCCTGAAAAAGAAAATGATTTCAGGGTATAAACCTGAGAAGAACTATATGCGAAAAACAAAGGTAAAGAAATGAATATATTTTATTTACACCCAGATCCTCAAGCATCAGCTAAAATGTTATGTGATAAACACATACCAAAAATGCTATTGGAATCTTGCCAGATGTTATCCACAGCCACGCAGGAACTACGAGGAGATGACAACAATCTGTATAAAAAAGCATATCAAAAGCACCCATCAACAATATGGGTATCAGAATCAATAGGCAATTTCTCATGGCTATACAAACACGCTGTTGAAATTTCTAAAGAGTACACTAAACGATACGGCAAAATTCATAAATCCAGCCGTATATTAACATACATCAAAAGAAAATATGCCGATATGTTAGGTAAATCTGATTATGCTTCAGCACCCCCTCAATGTATGCCAGATAAATACAAAGAATTGGGAGGATTATGGAACACATCAAAAGCATATAAAAACTATTACATAGGCGAAAAGTCGAGTTTCGCTAAATGGGAAAAAGGTACACCAATGCCAGATTGGTATGAAAGGGCAACACAATGACGAAACCAAAAGAAATACATTTAATTGACAAACAAGTAGTAAGAAACATAATGCACAATGTAGAAAAAGACTACAATGTACATAATATAAAACAAGACGCAACAGACGCATTTTTGCATTTGTGGGAAGAATTAGAAAAAGTATTTTTTCCAGAAAGAATGCTTGACGAAGATGATAATTCTGATATAATAGATATAGCAGAAGGTAAAGAAAGTTATGGAGGAACAACAGATGATTGATTACAGTATTACAATAGGAGTGATTATTTTTTGTGGTATAGCAATGGTATGGTTAGCGAGTAAATAATGCACATTTTTAAATACTTACCAGAGGGGGCAGTACAAATACAATTCATTCGACCATATTATGAATACTTTGAAGATGAAGAAGGCTGTGGTTATGAAGAATGTACTAACGAAGATAGATGTACTGATGTACCTTATTTAATTAATAAATTAGTACAAGACAGAATACCATTTTATTATCGCAGAAGAACGGCAGAATTTGCTTTTCACGATAAAAGAACTTGGATTCAACATTGTGGCAGTCATAAGATACCTGTGAAGATACGAAAAGTAGGTAGGAGAGTGGTGTTTGAATACTGTGAAAAGTTAGAAAAGAAGTATGCACAACATGGTAAGTATTATAGAAATTCCCCTGTGGGAAAGATTAAAGTCGAAAAACATTCAGAAGTTACGTTTGGAGATTTGACAGCCGAAGATTTTTACAGAGATTATGAACAAGGACTTATGGAAGCAGGACAAGAGGATTTAACATGAAATTAGTATATATGAAATGGCTTGATGCTATGTCAGATGACAACACATGGCAGGATATAGAAGATTTAAAAAAGCAGGAACTACGACCTGTTGAAGTTGTGGGGTGGATTTTATCTGAAGATAAAGATAAAGTTATACTTATATCATCTTATGATGATGAATCTAAAAATGGTGGAGGTGGTGTAGTTGTACCTAGAGTAAATATTGTACAATTAAATTTATTAAATAAAGGCATGGACTTGCCTTTCAAACATGGAGATTATGAAAAATAATGGAGACAGATACAGAGCGACACAAGTTATTTGTGTACGGAACTTTGAAGAAAAAGCACAGACTAAACTCTTTGCTAGTAGACGAAGTATTCGTAGGTGATTACATAACTAAAAATAGCAGCTACGGGATGAGCAGCTATTTAGATTCCTTTCCAATGGTGTATTATTCTGATACACACAACAGCCAGATTATAGGAGAACTATATGAACTAACGACCTTAAACTATGAACAAATATTAGCTATGGAATACAATGCAGGTTTTATTCCTATACAAGTGGATATACAAGATGTAGACGATTTTACTGATGAGAGAGCATTAATGTTTTTAATACCTAATACAAATGGAGTAGACAAAGATATGAACTACTATCAGAAACAAAATAGCAAAATTAAAATGGAAGATAATAAAATGGAGTGGGTAAATGTATGGTGAAACAGTAGCAAGAATAATATTCGTATGTAGTACATGGGGTTTAATAATAGTAACAGGAATAGCTAGTCTATTGCATCCATCTGTATTTTCGTTAGTATGGGCTGGGATCTGTGGTTATTTAGTATATGCGAAATTGTTTGACAAATGAAAGATTACATGGTAGAGTACGGTATGAAAAAGAAGCACAAATATATTTATGATAATGATTTTGACATAGTAGAACTGTTAGATGATGCCGAAGGTATGTTTACAACACAATTAGACTATCCTTACGCACAGCCGACAAATTTGTCAGATGAAAATGATTATGAAATACAACAGGAGAACAATGGCTTACAACCCAAAGACTTACGACCTAATGCAACAGATAGATATATCAAACGCATTGGAAAAAGCCGTAAGCTACTTAGAAAATACTGAAAAAGATAATGCACATATCACAGTAAAAAGTGATAAACCTTTCGCATTATATATGCGATTTAAAAAATATATCAAAGCATTTAGAGTACAAATGTTAGATGTAGAAGATGTAGAATCTAGTAAGTACGACCAGTTATTATTACAACATGATGACACAGGGGTAAATATATCATCTGTGTTAGAAAAAGACGAGTTACAAATTGTAACAGAAAGTGGAGAAGAATTATGATGAATCAAAAAGAATTGGAAGAACAATTCAGAAAATGTATTGAGGAATTGCGACCAGTAATTGGTGACCTATCAAAGACATACCCTTTAGAAATAGTAGAGAATTCCTTACTAGAAGTAGCTTTACGAAGTTTGATGCTAAGATATGGACTTGAGGGGGCACTTACGGTTTTTGCAGGGTGTGTAATGGGTATGACGAAAGCCGCCCCGATCATAGAAAAATTTGATGACGATATTGAAACAGAATTATCTAAAATGAGGATGACACCAAGTGACACAATCCATTAATAAAATAACACCGACACATGATATATCATGGTATATAAAATGGATTTCGACTGTCATACTTATTACAGGTATGGCTATGACTTCTTTAGAACTTTACCCTCTCAATTTATTATTTCATTTGATAGGGGTGCTAGGGTGGTTAATAGTAGGAATTATGTGGCACGACAGAGCATTAATGGTAGTTAATTCTATCGCAGTATTTATATACTTAATGGGTTTGTTGGGAGCCACATTTTAAACACAATTAAGTGTTATAATAAACAACAGGAGAAAATAATGAATAAACTAATTACCGAAGATCAAGCACAAGCAATAGTAAATTACTTGGCTAAACGACCATACGCAGAAGTATTTAATCTGATGAGTATGTTGGTATCACTACCAGATGAAAAACCAAAGGATAAAAAAGATGCCTAAGTTTGATGTAATGACAACACATATGTACTCAATGCACTGGGAAGTAGATGCCGTATCTAAAGATAGTGCAGCGGAAAAAATTTATGAGAACATGAAGTGGGAAAAAGAACAAGGTGAGTGGACAAATGAAAAAGGTAAACTTTTTTTAAGAACATCACCAGATTCAGAAGTAAGGAGTGTAGAAGAATATGACGAAAACAAAATCCAAAAAAACAGATAAGGCAGACCTTATAGATATACCATCCGAATTGCTAGACATCAATCCAATAGAGTTGTCAGAGAATCAAGAAGGTATTGATAAGGTCATTGCGTATTTGCAAACTACAAGAGAAAATATCAGAGCCACAGAAAAAGCAGGTAAACCTATCAGCAAATCAGCGGCTAGAACTAAACCCGCACAGTATGAGAAAGATCCTCTTACTATGCTTTTATCGGAAACATAGAATGTACAAAGCTATTTTATTATCAATAATTATGTTACAGGGATGTGCTTATGGTGTATTTAAAGGTGCTATGGTGGTTAAAGATAAAGTTAATCCACCAGAAACAACAGTACAGCACGAGCCATTTGTTGATAAAGTAAATATAATAGCTTGTATAAAAATGCTAGATGAGTGTGATGTTTAAATATTTCTTATTCATCTTATTTGTGACATATTTTTATTGTACAATAGTAGTAATTCAAACAACATTATTATGACAGAACAAATAGAACTACCTAGATTAAAAAAATTCACCATCGAGAATGGTGCACCACGTCAACGTATTTGGGATACATCAAGCCTATCTACCTTCCTGGCGTGTCCACGTTTGTATAATTATACAAACTTACAAGGTTATAAATCTCAAAGATACGCATCAGCAACAGGCTTTGGATCGGCAGTACATGAAGGATTTGAAGTATTAGATCGTGCAAAGTTTGAAGGTAAATCAAAAGATGTAGCTCTACGTGAAGCTCTTGTATTTGTACTAAAAGAATTTGGCGAAGATTTAAAAATGTCAGACGATAGTGCAAGAGGTTTAGAGTCTACACTACGAGCAATAGTATGGAGAGCAGAAGAATACTGGGAGGATACATTTAAAGTAGCGACAATGCCCAACGGAGAAGCTGCGTTAGAGCAGCGATTTGAAGTACCATTTGGTAATGGTGAACACAGATTTTCTGGCAGGATAGATAAGATCGTAACACTAGATGACAGACTATACTTAGTTGATTTCAAAACAACAAAGACAGCACTGTCAGCTTATTACTTTCAAGGTTTCATGCCTAACAATCAGATATTTGCTTATCTGTGGGCTTGTCGCCATGTATTAAAGCTACCCGTAGACGGTTTTATTATAGACGGAGTACAAACAGGTGTAAACTTTACAAGGTTTAATAGATCTGTATTTAACGTAACAGAGGAACTAATAGAGGAATGGTATGTCGATACTTTATTCGCACTAAGAAATGCAGATAACTTCTGGAAGAACAACTACTACCCTGCCGATTTTACTGGCTGTGGAAACTATGGTGGGTGCAGATTCCGTGAAGTATGTAGTGCCCCTCAATCTCGTAGGGATATATTTTTGAAAAATGATTTTGTAAAAGAACCACACCCAGACTTAGTGGAAGCAAGTCAAAGAAAAAATGTAATAGATTTAGCACAACATAGAAAAAACAATTCATCAACATGACGATTTTTGTTGACATTATTTTATTTTTATGGTATTATAACATAATTAACAGGAGACAAATAAATGGCAAGTATACGAAATCACCAAGCGAGTGAAGTCACTAAACTATTGTTAGTAGGTGACAGCGGCTCAGGTAAGACAGCAAGTTTAGCAAGTCTTGCCAACGCAGGTTACAATCTACGAATATTAGATTTTGATGACGGACTTGCGATACTACCCGAATTTCTTAATCCAGACGCAGTAGATAGAGTATCTTATGTTACTCTTAAAGACCCATTAGGTCATGCGACTGCATTTAGGAAGTCAGCACAATTACTTTCGTCTTGGAAAGACGGAGATGAAGATTTAGGTTCAGTTAAAAACTGGACTAATAAAGATGTTCTTGTTATTGATAGCTTAACACTCATGGGCGAATCAGCCTTGAGAGGTGCATTAGTATTTAATAATAAGAAACCCACCGACCAGGCAACGCAGCCAGAGTGGGGCACGGCAGCACGAGATGTACAGAATGTAATTCAGTACCTTACAGGGAGTGAAGTGCCATGTAATGTTATCATAACTTCACATATGCAATATATGGAGGGAGATATGGGTGTGTCAAAAGCATACCCTACAAGTGTTGGGTCTAAACTTTCTACCAAGATCGGCAGATACTTTAACTGTGTTTGTCGTATTGATACGAAAAGTTCTAGCAAAGGCACGGAACGTACTCTACGCACAGTATCAGACCACCGCATGGATTTAAAAGTAACAGCACCTAGTCTAATTGAGCCGAACGCACCTTTAGACTTACACAAACTTTTTGATGCTATACAAAAGAGTGCAAAGACTAAACTTGGGGGAGAAGCCCCTAAGGTAACAGCAAAACAAGGAGGTTAACCTATGAATGATATTGCTGATTTTTTAAGTATGACGCCCAATGACACACCAGAATCGGTGACATTGCCAGAGGGCAGTTATGACTTTGTCATTAAAAGCTACCGCTCAGACAGAGTGGGAGAAAACCAAACACCGTTGGTACGTATTAACGTAAAAGCAGTGAGCGTGATTCAATCTGATCTAGACGAAAGTCAGTTAGATAATGCAGAAGGCACGAGACTCGAGTTTTGGGTAACACCAAATGCTATGAAGTTGAACAATCCTGCGGCTTCACTTAAAACGTTTGTAACCAAAACGTTAGATATGGATCATGATATTCCATATGCTCAATCGCTTGAAATGGCTATTGGTCAAACCTTTTCTGGTGTTGTAAAACACGAAATGGTTGGTAGAAATAAAGATATTCTACAGGCAACAATATCTAGAATAATTAATAAGTAATTATTCATGAGTGAGTATGCAGTTTTAAATCGACTTGACTCTAAAAAGTCACAGGGTAAAATGTTCATAGCAATAGTTATGGATCATCCTTCGACAACAGAGGCTCGATTAAATACAATCTTAGCTGGGGGCACAGGTGATATACTGAAAGGTATGTGCAAACTTGCCTCCATCAATCCAGATGAATGCTTACTCACTCACACTTTTCAATTAAAACCCGCACAAGATAACGTAGCAAATTTCTTTCACAATAGACTTGCTTATAAAAAGTTATGCAAAGAACAAGAGTGGAGATCGCCTTTCCCACCAACAGGTCATGGGTTTCTTAAACAAGAAATGGAACAAGATGTAAGGCGGTTATATAAAGAGCTTAATGAAGTAAAACCTAATGTAATTATTGCAATGGGTAGTGCTTCGTTATGGGCACTGACAGGGCTTGATAAGATTGGTACATATAGAGGTTCGGTAATGAAATGTAGTGATGGATTGCTTGAACAAGATTGCAAAGTCGTACCGACTTACAGCCCCAGTGCGGTTATTAGAAATTTTGAATTTAGACCTGTAGTAGTTGCAGATTTAGTCAAAGCAAAAGAAGAATCATTAACACAAGAATTAATAAGAGATGAACGTAATCTTTATTTAGAACCTTCATTACAAGATTTAGAAGATTTTGAATCTGAATTTATACATAAAGATAATGCAGATGAACCATTAGCATTTGATATTGAAACGGCTAATGGAGAGATTACGTGTATAGGATTTGCCCCAAACAAGAATACAGCTTTAGTTGTACCTTTTATAAAAAAGGACGGAGAGTATTATTGGAAATACCAAGATGAATTAAAAGCATGGCAATGGGTCAAACGTATACTAGAAGATACTAACATTACGAAAGTAGCCCAGAACCAAACGTATGATGTTTCATGGCTATCGTTCAAAAAGAACATACAAGTTTCTGGCGTGACACATGATACAATGCACGCCCACCACGCCTATCAACCCGAAATGCAAAAGGGTTTAGGATTTCTCGGCTCATTGTACACAAATGAGAGTGCATGGAAAACATTAGCCAAGTTTTCACAGAGCACAAAAGCCGATGAATAGTGAAGCGACCTCAATACTTTTCGGCTGAAAACATAGAGTCCGAAAATCGGAGTGTTGAGAATCACATACAGTTGTGGCGTTCGGTATTAGATCAAGCGTTGCAAGACATGCAGTATGAAGGTACTGTAAAAGAGTTTGTAAATTATAGGAGAGACGCTAAGTTATGGTTTAGATATAAGAAAGAAGATTTTGAAGAAGTATGTTACTTGGCAGAATTAGAGCCATTAAGAGTGAGAGAAGATTTTTATAAGGTCATGGGAGGTTACGATGAAATCTGGCGGAAAGATTAAAGATATATTAAGCACCGCTGAAAAGATATTAGAAGGTGCAAGAGAAGACGAGTATGGGGACAAGAGAACAAATCACGACAACATAGCAAGACTTTGGAGTGCGTATTTAGATAGAGATATACAAGCACGAGATGTTGCAATCCTCATGGTATTATTAAAAGTTGCGAGAGCAAAATTTGGACACCCGAGTATGGATACATATATAGATATGGTAGGATACTCAGCAATAGCAGGAGAATTAGCACATGAAGATAATCAAAAACACGGAGATACCTCATCTAAAGTTAGATGATGATCAAACATTGTGGGCATACTGTGCTCTAGATTGTGCTTTAACAAATGAGTTGTGGCACAAAATTGATGATAAACTAGACGACATTACACGTAAGACATATGAGTTTGAAGTAGCCAGTATTGGGCCCGCTTTATCGATGATGTTGCGTGGTCTTAAAGTTGACGAGGAGGTCGTGCGAACAATACGTGCCCCTCTAAAAGATCAGAGACTTAAATTAGAACGTATGTTAAATTTATTTTCTAATGCTGTCTGGGATAAAGATCTTAATCCCGCTAGTCCAAAACAATTACAAGACTTATTGTATGTACATTTAGGTTTGCCTAAAGTTATTGCTAGTGTTAAAGGTAAACAAAAAGTATCTACTGACAAAGAAGCATTAGAACATCTAGCTGAACATTACCCTAGAGCAAAGCCGTTTTGCAATACTATATTAGCATTACGAAATATAGACAAACAACTAAATGTATTAGATACTACAAGAGATGATGATGGACGTATAAGATGTTCTTATCAAGTGGCGGGTACAAAAACAGGACGTTGGTCATCCAAGGAATCACCATGGGGCACAGGTACAAATTTACAAAATATTACTAAAGATATGCGTGAAATGTTTATACCAGATGACGGTATGACAATGTTCTATGCAGATTTAGAACAAGCAGAATCAAGAGTAACAGCTTATATATCTGGAGACGAAGGGTATATCAATGCGTGTGAAACATCTGACTTACATACTGAAGTTGTAAAAATGATTTGGCCTAATCTAGGTTGGTCTGGTGATCCAGAACAAGACAGAGCATTAGCAGATACACCATATTATCATCAGTACAGTTACAGAGATATTTGCAAAAGAGCAGGACATGGTACAAACTATGGTGTGTCACCACACTCACTAGGTAGACAAATAAAAATAAAAATATCACAAGCAACAAAATTTCAGTTGCTTTATTTTGGAGGTGTGATACAATTAGATAAAGTAGAAAAATGGCACAAGCAAGATCGAGAGGGTGGCTTTAAAGAATTACTAGACAATGGTAATATCATAGGCACAGGCCCTCACGCTCAGTTACAAATCCCAGGAGCATTTCCTGGCATACGTACTTGGCATGATAAAACAGCTAACAAGATTCAATCTACTGGTACGTTGATAACACCTTTTGGTAGACGTACACAGTTTTGGTCTAGGTTAGATGACGCAGCCACGTTGCGGTTAGCTATTGCTTATGTACCACAATCTACAATAGGAGATTTATTAAACTTAGGTTTGTATAGAGTTTGGCAAGAACTACACTCACAAGGTGTGGAAATATTAGGCCAAGTGCATGATGCAATTTTAGGACAAATGCCTACAGAACAAGTAGATGAATTGATACCTAAAATATTAAACTGTATGCATAATCCTTTGACTGTTAATAAAAAAGAAATGCTTATACCATCCGATTGTGAGACTGGTGTAAATTGGAAAGCAATGAAGAAATGGAGACCAAGTGGTTAGAAACTATACTGATTATTTAAAAGCTAGTGCAGATGCTTTAAAAGGTAGTCCTATACCTAAGCCATTTGCTGTGTGGTCAGCTTTGTCTGCAGTAGCGGGGGCACTTGGTAGAAGAGTGTGGTTTCCTATGGCTAACTATGATATTAGAAGTAATTTATTTATTACACTCATAGCAAATCCTGGCAGAAATAAGTCCGTCTCTTTAATATTACCTTACTCAAAAGTGTTTACTAAATTAACTACACCTGTAGGAACTACGGAAGATGATTCTAATTTTAATTCTGGTCTAGATAAATATGGGTTACGTAAATATCCATTATATTCTATACAGGATAGGATCACACCAGAAAAATTGGCAGTAGATATGTGTAAGTTACAACGTATTGATATGCGTTTAAGTAGCCCACAGATTGAGGAATTTCATGATGCTTCTGTAACTCTAGTTACATCAGAATTTGGTGCGTTCATGTCAAGAACAGATAGGTATTTACAGATGTTTCTTACTGATATGTGGGATAGTAAAGATTCTTATAGTCATAAAACTAAAACTGCTGGAGAGTATGTGATTAACGGGCCTTGCTTGAATTGGATAGCGTGTGCTACACCAGAACAATTTGTAGAGAACTTGCCAGAAGATGCTAGATCACAAGGTTTATTATCAAGAATGATACCTGTGTTTTATGATGGGCCGAAAATTGCTCAGAGTTTATTACAAACTAAAGTATCAGATAATACAATAGAAAATTTAAGACACGATTTAGGTGCGATAGCAAAAATGTATGGGCCAATGACATTTGATCCAGATTGTTTTGATGAAGTAAACGCAGATATAGAAGCGGGTATTCCACCAGAACCTACTGCCCCTCATCTAGCAGAGTATAATCAAAGAAGAATATCACATCATATAAAAGTGGCTATGTCAGTATCCGCTTCTAGACGAGGTACAAGAAAGATAATGCTAGAAGATTGGGAGTATACAAAAGAACTAATGCGTGATATGGAAAAGCATATGCCAAAAGCATTAGAAGGTTTTGGTATGGGCAGAACAGGTAAGATTGCATATGATATGACTATCTGGTTAAACGATACATTATTTAGTAATGGTAGATCACATCTACTTATTAAACATTTTAAACGTGAGTTACTACGCAAGATTCCAAACCCTGGTGAGTTAACACAAACTATACAGGCTATGGAAGATTCGGGTTACATTAAAGTTGAAGGGAATTTGGTTTTTCCATGCCGAAAAGACGTAACGTAATCCGTAAATTAAAGTGGGCCAAAGCTCTTGATGAACGCCCAGACTTTATCCCCATGACAAAATCTCGTGGTGTGAAAAGAGCTGGCCAACTTTATGAAAATCGTATAGCTAATTATGTAAAAGCATTATATGGTGAAGACCGTGTATTGCATGGACAATGGTATCAATTCGAAGATGGGAGAGGTATGGGTTGGTGTCAAACAGATATTATAATTAAGCCAGATCAAGACAGTAAAGTATTAATTGCTTTGGAATGTAAATTAAAAGCAGTGAACAAAGCTGAAAGTCAACTGAAGTATTTATATTTACCTGTACTACAACGGTTGTACCCAGACTATGACATAAGACTAATACAAGTATGCAAAAATCTCAACAAGGATTTAGATTTGTTTATGATCGATTCTCTCGAAGATGCATTTAGTCAAGAGGTAGAGTGGGACTATGCGACAATATTTTTACGAAGTCTGCTATGATTGTTGTTGCTATTAATTATAAAAGATGTTATACTAATCGCTTTCCTAAAAATTAACAAACAAACAGAGAGAATATGAAGATTAAACCACCGACCCCTGACTACGAAAAAGATAAGTTATTAACCAAATTTGGTACAGAAATCCTAAAGGACAGATATATGCTGCCTGAGGAGAAATCACCTCAAGATGCGTTCGTGCGTGCTGCTGCAGCATTTGCTGATAATGCAGCCCATGCCCAAAGATTGTATGACTATGTGTCAAACCAATGGTTTATGTTTGCTTCTCCTATTTTATCTAACGGTGGTACAGATAGAGC